TGGTGAACTTAATGCCATATTGGATTCTCCTAAGGTTTCTGTTCTAAATGTATTTATTGGATTTTTTCAAAAATAACCATTTAAGACACTAAGAAAAGGGAAACAAAAGGGCAGCTAAATATATTATGACAAGACCATTATGCCCTTGTAGGCTAAGACCTGCTGCAATAAACTATCACAAAGATGGTAGAATTTACTATAGGAAAAAATGTGAAATATGCATAAGATATGGAGGAATTAACAAAGGGTATCCTAAGTGGTATCAAGATGGCTATAGATTAAAGTTATCTTGCGATAAATGTGGATTTAAAAGCAAATACAAAGAACAATTCAATGTCTATCATCTTGATAGTGATTTGAATAATACAAGAACAACTAACTTGAAAACGATATGTGCAAATTGTCAACGGGTTTTACATAAAGAAGGTCAGCATTGGAAGCAAGGTGATCTTCTACCAGATTTTTAAGTTGTTTAAACAAGTCGTCGATAGTTGTATCATTTAAAATAGTATAATCTATATTTCCACCTACCCAACTTGTCTCACTAGCATGAATTTTTAGTTCGCTCATCTTTTGATGACTAATGGCCCAGTTTAAATTTACAGGACCTTTGTTCATATTAAGAGCATCTTCATACCAATCTGGATCTGGACCACGTTTAACTCTAACTACTAGACCTTTTGCATTATGTATAGCTTCGATTTCATTTGGAAATCTAACATCACTAATAACAATATTATCTTTTGTTTTTCTTAACTTATTTTCTAGACTTGCGATCCAAATGTCATCATGAAAATGATTTCTTAAAACTTCTGTGCCCCAGTATTGTAAAACCCAGCGAGGAGTAATTTGTCTGCCTAATCTATTAGACCACCAGAAGTCAATTTGATCTCTCCATTCTCTGCTTTCTGTTGTGCGGCCTTCTAACAGCGTTCTGTCCCAGCCAAATACTGCTGCTACTGCATCTTTTAGTGTATTTGCAAAACTATCTCTTCTGAATCCATGAAAGTTCACAAGATAATCTGCTGCTGTATCTTTACCTGATCCAATAAATCCAACAAATCCTACTATCATAGTATCTCCTACAGATACTATATTTTATTAAATTTAGATTAAGATGTCAATATTTAGACACCATATTTGTTAGGTTTCGGTGTAGAAACTATGCTTTTAGTATTTGTAGTTTTGAGCTCTTGACTAGGACCTTTGCCCACAAGAGTTTTTCCTTTTATGCCTTGATTTTTTTGTGCCTTATTAACTATGTCTTCTTCGCCTTTACTATACATCCAAACTGCGGGAACATCTTTAGCTGGGCCTTCTTTATTAATGGGTTTGTCTGGAGCACCTGCCATTGCTATTCCAAATCTATACATTCCGTAATATTGATCGATGCCTGTATACTGCTTGGCATGACTTCCGGATTGTTTAATATTTTTACCTAATTTTTTCTCTGCTTTTTCTGTTAAAATTTCAAAAATTTTCATAACTATCCTATGATAAAAGTATAGCCAGTTCCACCAGGAATTAAATCGAAAAGTTCTTTTTCTAATTTTTCTATTTCAGCAGTTCCTTGTGTTTTAAGATCTCCGCCGTTGAGTTGTCCTCCACCTTGCGGTCCTGCAATATTAGCAAACTTACTGCGTGCTTCTCCTAGAATAATTTTGCAATTAGCCAAGGTATAATCTAGAATCCATTGTCGTGCATATAAATCATTAATTATTACAAAGTCAGGCTTAAAGTTCTGAACTCTTAGCATTAACACTTCACCTTCTGTAAAAGGTCGCTGTAAAACTCTGAATGTCCTACTATGTTGTATCCATTGAAACTCTATATAACTACCAAATATTTTACCTATCATTTCTTGATAACTAGCAAACATATAATAAGTAGCTATTCCGCCTAGCATAGTGCTATTCAATAGATATGTATTTGTGTAGGCTAAATTAAAAGGTTCGAAATTAGTCCCTGTTCCTCCTCCTGTTCGACTACCTAATGTCCTTCTAAAACAGCTTTGAACATTAATAATCTGATCGTCCAGCCTGTAATCATTCTTGTCTTTTTCTAAAGTTAAAAAAACATAACTTTCTTCCACACTATTGCTGCTTCTTTGTCTAAATTTAGATAAAGTTCTGTTTAGCGCAGTTTCATAATGAGCAGGATCGAGTTCCACGTCAATCATACCGTCGCCTAACATAGTTCGGCAATAGTCGTAGACTTTTTGGCGTTCCTCTTGAGGATTGTCGTTCATATAATTCTCCATTAATATTTACCATAAATATATTACTATGCCACGTTTATCACTATACCGTCCTGAAAAGGGCAACGATTATAAATTTATAGATAAAAATATTTCCGAGATGTTTCAGGTAGGAGGGACAGACCTATTTTTCCATAAGTATATAGGGCCTATTAACACATCGGTAGCAGAATCAACTTCTGAACAACCTCATTATCTAACACAGAGCGAAACTAACATTCAAGATTTATTGTTATTAGAAAATCGAGATAGAAAATACGATTCAAGTGTTTATATACTAAGGGGAATATATAATGTAGCCGATATAGACTTTAATCTTAGCCAATTTGGGTTATGGCTAGATAATGATACTCTAACTATTACTGTTCATATAAATGATACAGTTACATTAATAGGAAGAAAACCTCTTAGCGGAGACGTTATTGAAATTCCACATTTATTAGACGAGTTTGCTCTTAATTCAGCTGATGTTGGTTTACCTAGATTTTATGTAGTAGAAGATGTAGGAAGAGCTAGCGAAGGATTCAGCAGAACATGGTATCCCCATCTTTATAGATTGAAATTAAAGAAAATTACAGATAGTCAATTATTTGCAGATATTCTTAATAAACCTACCGACAAAGACTCAAACTTCGTAGGAGAATATTCTTCAACTACTAGCTATACTCAAGGACAAATAGTAAGATATCAAGGAAATTTATATACTGTTTTATCTTCGATTACAGGAGTAGCTCCTCCTGACACATCCTATTTTGCTCCTTATACTGAATCTAGCATAAAAGATATTCTATCCACTGGTAATAAATCATTAGAAATTAATGATGCTATAATAGCCCAAGCAGAAGAAAATACACCAAAAAGTGGATATGAAACAAGGCAATTATATACACTAGCCGTTAATGATGAAGGAAAACCTGCATTAATCTCCGTAGACGATACTAGTTCTCCTCCAGATGCTAGCAGCACAGGCTATGATGCTAGTAGAATATTAGAAAGACCTATAAGAACTGGATATGCAGGCTACATGTTAGGTGACGGTATCCCTGACAATGGTGTGCAGTTTGGTTTTGGCACTGGATTTCCGCAAGGAGCAATTGAAGGAGATTATTTTTTGAGAACAGATTATAGTCCAAACAGATTATTTAGATACAGTGGTAAACGTTGGGTCAAACGAGAAGATAACGTTAGACATACTTTAACAAATACAGATACAAGAAAGACAAGAAAGTCTAGCTTTATCAATAATAATAATGTAGCTGAAATAAACGGAGACATGGTTGAAGAACGCCAACCTATCAGTAAAGCTTTAAAACCTAAGGCAGATCTTTAATGCAACATTTTTATGATGGACAAATTAGAAGATATCTTACTCAAATAGTAAGATTATTAAGTAACTTTGTAGTAAAACACGGAGATGGAACCTTAGTAAGAGTTCCTGTAATGTATGGAGATCCTGATAGACAAGTTGCTAATATTATTAATCAAAATAGCGAAAACACTATTCCTTCAGTGCCTCGAATGTCAATATATATTACAGAATTTGACCTAAATAGGAATAGGATACAAGAGCCAACTTTTATTAGTAAAATTCACATAAGAGAAAGAGCAATTGAAACTGACTCAGAAGGCAATGAATTCTATACTAGTGAACAGGGTAAGCAATATTCCATTGAACGTATGATGCCTACGCCATTTGACTTAACTGTAAAAGTAGATATTTGGAGTAGTAATACTGATCAGAAATTACAAATATTAGAACAGATTTTGGTCTTATTTAATCCGAGCTTAGAAATACAAACTACTGATAATTATATAGATTGGACTAGCTTAAGTGTAGTAGAGCTAGAAGATGTAAATTTTAGTTCAAGAACAGTGCCAGTAGGAACAAATAGCTCGATTGACATAGCTAGTATTACATTAAAAACACCTACTTGGTTAAGTCCTCCTGTTAAAGTTAAAAAGCTAGGTGTTGTGACAAGAATAATTAATAGTTTGTATACTAGCACTCTACCTGGAATCGGGAACTATATTGATGGACTAGGAAATGATCCGCAAGCTTATGAAATAGGTATGGGAGACTTAGAATTTAGCACAACAACTACTATAGGTAATTTTGAAATTAGTGTAGCATCTGACGGAATACGCATGTTTAGTAAGGTAAAAGGGGAAGGCAATAATTTACCGTGGGATACTTTACTAAAACAAATGCCTGGAGAATTTAAATCAGGGTTAAGTAAATTATTTTTAATACAAGGCGATGGATCTGTAATTATTGGAACATTGTCTTTAAATCCTTTAGACCCGGGTTTAATGAGCGTAGTTTGGGATGTAGACTCTTATCATAGCAATAATTATATTGATAATGACGGGAAAATCGACGGTATAGATTTAGGCTACAATCCTGCTACAGGAAGAGGAACTTTTGATGCTATTGTCAGTCCTTTAACTTTTAACCCTAAACGTCCTAATGGAGAAACTACAGATCAAATCATTCAAACAGGATTAAGATGTTTAATAGTTGATAACCTAGGAGGAGGTGTAAGAGAAACATTTATTCCTTTAAGATCGTCTAAGTCAATTAA